CCGCCACCGCAGTTGGTAGCTCCGAAGTCTGCCGGTAGCGTCAGGCTTCCAGCGTATGGCAAGACCAAGAACAGGCTGGTCGTGGTCAAGTTGGCTACTTTCCACGCGCCATCGACGTTCAGCGTTGCTCCAGTGGTGTTGTCACGAACGCCAACCAGATTCACCAAGTCACCGATAGAAACGCCTGCCCAGTTGGTGTTACCAGTGACCAGCAATTGCCGAGTGCCATCAGCCAGCGTGGAGAGCGTGACAGCCTGAGCAACAACAGCATTCGCACCCAGCGCCGACATCAAGTTTCCGCCCTGCACCTTGGCAACATAACCGCCGTAGCTTGTTACGGTGCCAGCAGTACCGATGATGATAGTGAACGTCACCGAGTCAACAACCGAGGCCACCGCCGTTGCAGTCAGCAAGTTCGGGAATTCAGTGGCACCCTGCGCACGAATCCCGTAAACAACAACAGGATCAGTCGCAACCAACCCGTGAGGCCGATCAGTCGTGATAGTTGCAGTCGTCGTACCAGTCTTAACCGCCGAGACAATCTGCGCATTAGGAACAGTCAGCGATTTGTTGTTAGTGCAACGAATTCGAACTTTGTAGGTCGCGCTAGGGTCAGGGCAGACCTGAGTACGCAGCAGACGCGAAGTGGTTTGCGCTACTGCATCAACAGCACCATCAGCCCACTGAGTCCGATCAGCCTGAACAAACAGACGATATTCCGTCGTTGGGCTGAATGCGAACTGGTAAGCAACGTTTACAAGTTGCACCGATGCCGTCGTTCCAACTGTCACAGAGTGATTGCCAGCAATCGTACCGGACGGCAAGGCATCGCCGGATTCTGAACGGATATACAGGCTGGCCTGAGTCGCAGTTGGTTGCTCAAAAATCTGAGCAATTCCGTTCTGTGCACGTCCAAGACGCTCACGGAAAAACACAAAGCCTTTAGCACCGGCAGGGTTCGTAATCGTCTGCGAGGCAATCGTTCCGCCAGGGCCTGCCGTAGCCGTGAACTGGTTTTGCGTAATGACGGTCGCAACAACTAGCGCCGGATAATTTGCCAACAGGTTTGAGCAGTCACGAATTCCGATACTTTTACCAACGCTCAACCCGTGGGGCGTAACCGTGTCAATAGTCAGCACCGTGGTAGTCTGGCTGATTGAACTGATTTCAATGTCCGGGACATCTGGCAACGGTGCATCAGTATCCACCATCTCAAGCGCGAATTCTTGCCCGAGAGTACGCTGAGACATGCTTGCGCCAATAGCGGCTTCAATCGGCAACGAAACTCGGCCAATTGACGTAATTGCAGTCTCAGTTCCAGCCGTTAGCGGATCTTTTGAGATGACAAGATATGAAGCAGCAGCCGCGTTGCCGTCAACATAGACCAGATCGCCAGAGGCTTTGCTCTCCGTCCATTTCCCACCGTTAACGGGGTCGTAAGCCTCAAAAGCCTCACGAAACTTGTTGGTCATATTCTGAGAGATTGAAGTAATAACCTCAGAATAGGTTCCGTCTAACATATCGACGTTGCGCCGAGTTACGTCGTTGTAACTCTTAATGATATCTGCCATGTTTACCCCCTGAAAAAAATGGCACTATGAAAAACTGCTGCTCAACTTAACTTCATTGCTTCATTGATCTTCTCAATGAGCTTTGCGTCATTCCATCGACGGTCTATCTTCAAGCCAATCTTAGCAGCTTGCTGGATCATCTCTTCACGAGTTGGAACAGAGTTAGAGATTTCTTCTGAAGAGTCAATGACTTCTTCTGGCTCAATGAAGCTAATGACAGCCTCAACAAGCGTCTTGCTCCATCCATCCTTCAGAGCAGACTGAAGTTGAGCTTCGTCGTCAACTCCGATTGATTCATAAGTGGTGCCGCTTGGGCCGAAATGAGCGCCTGGGCACCGATAAACAAAAACAGGGAACTCCATCACTTGCCCTTTTTGGACGGTGCCTTACTTGGCTTGCCTGCCTTTTTTGCAGCAGTACGAGCTGTTGACAGCGCAATCGCCACAGCTTGTTTTTGTGGCTTACCAGCCTTCATTTCCTTAGAAATGTTGGAGCTGATTGTCTTCTGACTGTAACCCTTTTTGAGCGGCATCTCATTTGCTCCAGTAAGAAGCCCGAGGATTGCTCCCCGGGCCAGGTTTACAGCTTAGGCAATGCGATACACAACAAAAGTATCAGCAGCAGTCTTGCGCGCGCGGAAGCGTGCAGCAGCGCCAGCAGTTGCGGCCGTTGCAGGTGAGCCAACGATGGTAACGTTAGTATTGACGGTGATCGTCAGAGCAAACGCAGCCAAGGTGATCAGCGAGAAGTCAATGCTGTCACCAATCGCAAACTCAGACACTGCATCCAGAGCAGCACCAGTGGGCAATTGAACGTTACGGCCAGCGGTTGGCGTAGCGGTCACGATGCCACCAAGCAACGAGGCAGCAGTAAACGCCATAGCGCCACCGTCTGCAATGTTGGTCGGTGCATCTTGGATCTGCACGTTCAGACGGCCTTCTTGAACCTGTGGAGCCGTGCCAACTTCGAAATAAACTTGTTGGCTGCCCGTGGATTCAATAACGATGGTTGCGCCAGATGCATACGGACCAAAGACGGTTTGGCCATTGCGGACCGTACCGATCAAGGTCGTTTGATCTGGATAGTTTGGAAAGCCAATCGTGCGTGAAACCTGGGCTTCGCCTGGGGTAAACACGGCAATAGAATCATTGGCCGGGATGATAACGGTAGCTTCGCCGCTCACTGCGATGACGTTAGACATGATAATCCTTTCTGAATTTTGAAAAGGCCGGGTCATCCCGGCCAGTATTTCTTAGGTCTGCGAGAACATGATGATGCCGGACATCTCGGGCTGCTTGTTCACCACGCCGAACAGGGTATCGAGACGATACTTGGTCTTCATGGTGTTGATGTCGTATTGCTTCTGCATGACCAGTTCGATACCTTGATCGGTCGAAGCACGCATCACAGCGGCGCCAGCATCGCCAGGAACAGCATAGCGACCAGGCAAGATTTCCAGGCTATCACGCTGCCAGAACGGGTTCACATAGGCTGAGACAGTGTTCAGGAACACGATTGCAGCATTAGAAGCCGTGGTGTTTGCAACGCAGTTCTGATACTGAACTTCAGCATCGGTGCCGCCTTGAGCGGTAATCAGTGGGGGGCTGACAACCATGGTGGTTGCGCTTTGCACCGAGATAACGCGGAAGGTCTTCAGCTGGCCAGTATCACCCTTGGTGATGTGGTGCACAGCGTTGATACCGGCAACCGTGAACGAATCGCCCGCGGCCACGTTGGTGGTGCTGGAAATGGTGATCGTCTGGAAACGATTGTCAACGTTTGCGGTTTCGCCAGTTGCGGCAACCGAGGTAGCCTTGGGAACGTAGTAGTTACCAGCAGATGCACGAGTATCAACGGTCAGACCTGCGCCGCCAGCAGCAGCAACCTTGCGGTTGGCATAGTCAAACTTGTAGGTGGAGAAGGAAGCCATCTCGCCGACAAATGCCTTACGCAGAGCCTTATCGCTGATTTCGTTGCCGAAAGAGCGGGAAGCCTTCGAAAGATCATTGGCCATGCCGTTGTAGTCACGGGTGGACAGGGCCAGGAAACGATCGTAAGAAGGAACGCCTTGTTCGTTCATGATGGCTTCGCACTGGGCGACATCATCAAAACCGGAGGCGGCCGAGGTGCGCTTAACAACCAACGTGCCTTGGTTGGCAGCCACGTTCATGATGGCGACGTTGATATCGCTGGCCAGCTTTTGCTTGGCAGCGTCACCCAAACGACCTTCTTGCAGGGCATCGCGCATCTCGGTTGCGTTCATGACCCATGGAACGGACCTGCTGAATCCGATAGTCGCGGGAACAGACAGCTGCGTGAAATCGTCAAAATTGGACGACATATCGGTGCCGCTGTAGCTGGTAGCGATATAAGGCTGGGGACGCCAAATGATGTTATTGGTGCGCTCCATCATCGTCTGATCGGTGCTGTACACAGCAACGTTCTTGCTCAAAACCAGAGCGTCTTGAAAGCCTTCGAGGATGTCTTCAAACGCGACGCGTTCTTCTTTGCTAAATGAATTTGCCATGATTGGCTCCTAAGTTAAAAGCTCATTTGGAAGCTGATCGCTTCTGCGCCTTGTACTGAATGATTTTGGTCATGTTACCAGTACGAGCCGCTTCTTCTCTCAGCCGTTCTAAGGTTGAGTCCACCGCCCCAGAAACTCTACCAGTTCCTGATACGACTCTCTCGGGTGGTGGTGCTGCCTTGCGATTCGTAACCTTCAAATCTTTCTCCAGTTTTGCTATCGCAAAGGCAAACTTCACAGGGTCTTTGATTTCTGCCAGCTCTTTTGCCTTCTTTGGGTTCTTCCCGAGTGCGTAGACGACTAGTGCGGGGTTATCCGCTCCTTGCAGCATTACACCCTGCTGGGTGACGTTGAAGACCTCTTGGGCAAAAGCCTCAGCGTCTTCAAAGTCTTTGACTTTCAACTCGGCTTTCGCCTTGCCGTAGCCATCCAACTTGGCTTGCCACGCCTTCTGCTGATTCATAACTTCAGCTTCTTGCTTGGCGTTTGTCTCGTCGGCTTGTCGCTTGCGCTCAAACCAGCTAGACAATGCCTCCTCAAACCTATCAGTATCGTAATCGTGATCTTCGAGTTTCGGCTTTGCTCCCAGCGCGACCGGCTTGGTCTCAGTCTGCGCGGTAGTTTGTAGCTTGCTCTGAAGTTCTCTGTTCTGACGCTGCAGCTCTCGGTTAGTCTTACGCAACTCACGCACCCATTC